GATGCACCATTCGCGTCGAAAAGCGGCAGAATGAGGCTGTCCAGCGCCGCCACGGTGGTCAGCACATCGGCCTCGTCGGTGTCGTCGGCCGATAGCTGCAGCTCGACCTCCATATTGACCTCGCAGGTCAGATCGGTGCGCTGCATTGGCCGCGCAGAAGTCGACGAGACAACCACCCGCGGAAAATTGGGCATGGTGTCCTGCTCGTCGGGATCGTCGTACAGGCCGCGGCTGTAGGATGTCAGGAACGACGGGGTGCCTGCACCAGCTCCGGACCAATCTCCGGAGGCCAGATAGTCGACAAGGGCCTTCTCGGCTCTGGGTGCAACGCCATTCATTTGATGTCGATGCCGTTATCCACCAACACCTGCCCATTGGCAAGCAGTGCATCGGTCAGGTGAGTCGATAGTTCCGCCAGCTCGTCGTCGTAGGCCTTCTGCATCGACGAATCATAGATCGACTTCACTCGACCGACTTGATTGTCGGCGATGCCGGATTGCATCAGCACCGAGGCCGTTGGATTCCAGCCAGGCACAGCTTGAAAGCCTTTTGCCCTGGTGCCCTTGTGAACGGCGACGTTTTCAGCTGGAAGGCCGTATTGATTGGCGATGGCGACCAACGCTGCATTGGGCTTTTTCGGGGCCTTGTATCCGGCCGGCTTCACAAGCGGCTTCCACTTCGGCTTGTCGTATTGGCTGAAGCCTTTGTTGAACACCCGGATTGCCTTGACCACACCGGAGCGCAGGTAACCTACCGACCCGATGGCCTTACGGTAGACTGCCGATGCAGCCTGCTTCATTTCCTCACCGTACAAACCGCGCCGGCCGGCCTTGCGTTCGCGGGATTGCGCAATCAGATGAACACGGCGCAGCAAACGGCTCTTGCCGATGCGCTTGCCGGTCTTCTTGCTCTTCCGGTTGATGTCTCCGAGCGGTTTAGAGAGGTAGTCTGCGATGCGTGCGCGTTCCGATGCCGGGCTCTTGGGAGGCACCAGAACGAACAAGCGGACCATCAGGTAGAACATCCGGGCGTTTACCGCCTTGTCGAGATCACGGGTGGTGGCCAACAGGTACTGCTTCAATGCAGCGTCGAACCTCGAGGAATCCACCGTGATGTTGACGACAGGCCTCATTTCGTCTTCGCCCCGAGTTCGAGGCTGTAATAGGCGCCTGAAGCGTCCACGCGGCACGATAGGATGCGCAGCGTGCGGCCTTGGTACATTAGCGTACGTCCGACCACCGGCCGGGGCTTGCAGAAGGTCAGAGCGATGCGGTCGGTGTTCTCCATGAGAACAAACCCGGAGTCCTCACGCTGCAGCCTCGAGAAGGTCGTGCCTTGGTCGAGCGTGTACAGCGTTGAATCCATGGAGACGAGCGTGCTATCGCAGGTCTTCCAGTCGCTGAACATGACTAGGATCCGGGATGTCACGTTGTCCTGGAACCCACCGGCCACCGGGGTATTTGCATCGGTGACCGCGGCCGGGATGCACCGGATCGACGAGCCCTCCCAGATGAACATCGGCGCCCCGAGCATCTGCTGGAGCACCGTCATGCCCTGCTGGAGACTGGATCCGATGGTGGTCATCAGCAGGTAAAGTAAACGCCCGAAACAAGGATCCTGCTGGTGGCCTGCAGTTGAGCGGCCAGGCTCGAGATGTCGCCGGTTTCGTAGTGGCTGAGCTGGCAGTAGGACGTGCCACCGACAACCTTACCGATCACCGCGGTCTTGGCCTGCGTGGTGGCATTATCGAGCCAGATCGAAACCGCGGCATCATAGGTCGACGCATCGGGCAGGCTCAGGCGAAGTTCGCCGGTAGCGCTGCCGGTCACCGAGTTGATCGTCAGATCCGCGGTGAACGTGGTGACGAACCCGATGGACGTGTGTCGAGCGGTATTGACGGTGAAAGCGAACGTCCGGCCGCCACCGGAATCGGTCAGCGTCGGCACCCAGGTCGACGGCGCCACAAGCGGGAGCGCGGCGTAGATCTCGTCAAAGTTGTCGTTGATCTTCTGGCCGGCGCCCCGGAGCGTGTCGCCGGTGTTGTCGTTGGCGATGGCGCCGATGTTGATGGTTTGCTGGGCCATGATCAGTTCTTGGGTAAAACGTACCAGCCGGCAGGCAGCGTCACCTTGGACGGCCCCACCAGCTTCTTGTCCTTATCGAATCCGTACACGCTGGCCTGAACAGGCGCAGCGATCATCACCGGATCACCGTGCGGCACCATCACCACCTTCGTCTGCTGGCAGCCCAGGCAGATCGGCAATACGATCAGCCAGATCAGCCTTGAGCTGCTCAGGTGCTTTGCCGTGTTGAACATCGGTGGGTGGTGTTTCTCTGAACCAGTCGAGCAGGGCCTTGAGAATCTGGTAGATCCAGTTCACTCGGGCTTCTTCTCGGTCTCCTTGGCATCCTTGGCCATGATCAGGCCGAAGCCAGCAGTCGCCGCGGCAATGGTTGAGGCCAAGTCGATGTTGGTCGAAGGATCGCCGTCGAAGAGAGCCTTCAGAGCGCCGCCGATGGCGACGAGGATGGCGCCGATACCGGCAAGCGTGGTCTTGGTGTTTTTCATTTCTTGAAGAAGAGCTTGTAGGCGCCGTAGAGCGCACAGATCAGACCAACCACAGCAGTCGCCAGTCGGACCCAATCGGTCAGCACCGGGATGAACGATGCCGCCGTAGCACCGGCAGCGGCTGCAAGTGAGATGATCGGGCCGTTGGTTCCTGCGTGATTGGTCGCGTCCATGGGTTACTCGGGCTTATGTTGTGCAGCAGCAGCTTCGAGGATGTCCACCAGCGGCAGGCCGACCTTCATGTTGTTGACATTGCCGGCCTTCATGCCAATGACAAGCAGCTCATAGAGCTGGTTGAATTGCTGGGGAGTGAGTTTGATCGTGATTTCCATGTCAGGCCGCAGTGTCGGCAGACACAGGCTGATCCGCAACCAAAACCGGCTCAACCTGAGGCAGCATCGGAGGCACGATCATCACCGGCGGCAACCACGGATTCGGCAGACAGACAATCGGAGGATTGATCTGGTCAGCAATCTGCGCGGAGACGTTCGCTTCGATGGCAGTTTTGTCCACTCCGCCGGCCCAAACCCAATCAAGAACTTGCTCTTGTTGAAGGTCCGGATACGGAGTGAACGAGCCAGTGGGAGCGGTGAACGTGGAAGAGCCATAGGCTGTTCCACGGTAGGTCTTCTGGTCTTCGCCGGTGCCGACGGTATCGACGCCATTACAGCGCCAGTTTGCGGTGACAACGACGTCGGTGTAAGGGCCTTCGACCTTACGGACGAACATCTGTTCGATGATCCAAGAGATGGTGGTCATGGTGGTATGGATTAGGCGTTAGCGAGCGTGGTGATGGTACCAGAGCTTCCACGGTATTTCAGCGCACCGGCTTCGACGTAGAGTTGGCCCATGCCAGCGGGAGAAGTGCTGGGTGCGGTAGCGTTCGCAAGACCAAGCACCTTAGCGGCAGAAGTTCCGAATGTGCTAACCCCCACGCCGACGTTGCCGAAGGGGTCGATCAAAAGACGATCTGTTCCAACGGTCTGGAGAACAAGCTGACCTTGAGCGCCCGTTGAATGCTGAGCATTAAGAATAACAGTGCGGTCATCCGCCAAGCCGTCGCTTCGTGTCGAGATGACTAATCCACGATTAACGGTTCCGGTGAAGATGGCCTGATTTCCGTTAATTGTACCGCGAACATCCAGTTTCGTCGCAGGACTAACCCCCACGCCCAGCCCCGTGGAGTTCAGGGTCATTCGGGTGCCACCAGCGCCGTCGTACCAAGAGAACACGCCAAGCGGGGCTATGCGGTGCTGAGCCAGACCGTTGGCAAAGAACTCTACATAGCCATTGGTCCGGTTGTTGAACGTAATGTTGGTTCCATCGTGAATGATGTAACTCGTATCCGCACCGTTGACCGAAAGATTGAGAATAGAACTGCTAGTTCCGCCAATTGTCAAATTGCCGCGACCAGCAGATACGTTTTGCGAAGTTAGAGTGCCAACGCAAACAGCATTACTGGTGGAATTGACGAACAGCGTGCTGGTATCCACCGTCAGATCGCCGGTGATGGTGGCGGAGGCGAGGGTGGCGGAAGGCGAACAAGCGAGGATGTTGTTGATCGAGATCCGCTTGGTCGTACCGGATGCCGCCATCGACGTATCGGACACGTCGACAATCGTCATCATGTCGTTTGCGGGATCGGCCGCCGTTAGGGCCGTCAGGGCTGTAATCTTTGAGTCTGCCATGGGTCAGTTGGATTGGATTTGAAGTTTTCCGTCGTCCTCCCGAAAGAGGAAGCCAGCGTCCTCTAGCAGAAGGGAATCAAAGGTGCCGAACGTGATTACGATCTTTCCGGTGCCGTCCTCCTGCAGGATGAAGAACTCGTCCTCCTGGAGAAGGTCACGGCGCAGCACAGGCAGGTCGGTGCCACCGGCTTGGCCCGGGAACAACCTATTCAGTGCTATGCCGTTTGCGATCATTTAGCTACGGGCAAGGAAGGCCACCACGCTGCCGGAAGAGATTTGAAAGCCGGTGATGTTGCCAACCAGCGGGAAGCCCGCCGGGATGGTCTTGGAGGTCCAGGTGCCGCTGATCTGGAAGCCGGTGATCGACGTAAACACCGTCGGCTCAGTCGGGATCAGTGCCGAGTAATTTCCGGTCTGGGCCGTCGTGGCGGTCACCAGCGCAAAGCCTTGGCGGCCCATGCTGTACTCGGTCGAGATGTCTGCTTGAACGGCCATTGTGTTTGATCAGTAGAGGGGGCCCCGGCCCTATTGCCGAGGCCCCCGGGTTGTCTGTTATCCTTTGCGAACTTTCGGTGCAACGCTGCCCTGTATCCACAGGATCAGCTTCGAGCCCTCGGGAATCTTCGCGGTGTTGAAGTCTTCGCGCTGGGCGGCAGCGTCGACTTCGGGACCGGCGACAATCTTAGATTTGCCGCTCTTGTCCACCGAGATGGTCGTGGCGATTCTCATGGGTCAGCCTTAGGCGGTGATGAGAACCTCGGCCTGCGTGGTGTCCGCGGCAGCGGCGCCGAACATGATGTCGTACGACGCCATGTGGCTGCGGCTCGCCCGGCTGTACCACACCGACAACAGGCAGCTCAGGCCGTTGTTGGTGGTCACCGTGCGCTGCTCGATGAACTCGCCGGCGATCATGCCGACCGGGAGACCGGCGGCGATGGCGATGGCATCCGGGCCGCAAACGAATCCGGCCGTGTTGGTCTCGGCCGAGGTCCAGCGGTTGTTCTCAGCGATCACGTCGAATCCGAACCGGCCGTTGGCGAGCTGGTCGAAACGGCCATCCGGGAAGTAGTTCGCGGCGCCCGAGAACTGCAGGCGAGCCAGGTGGCCACCGTCGAGGATCAGGTTCTTCGAGCGGTAGTTCTTGGCGAGGGCCAAGATAGCGGGGAGGTCGCTGGTGTCGAAGTTGGCAGCGGTGCCGATGGTGACGGCGGTGCCGTAGTTGCCGGAGACCATCAGAGCGGTCAGCACGTCGCTGATGCCGTAGGCGAACAGGTCAGCAGAACCCGCGGCCAGGTCGGCCAAGCTGAAGCCCTGGTTGAGCTCCTGCTGGGTCACGGTGAAGTTCTTCGAGATCTGGTTCACGGTCACCGAGGTGGCCGCCAGCGTGCTGTCGTTGTTGGTCTCCCAGGAGGTCGGGTTGGTCTGGGCCGCGGTGCCGGTAGTGTACTTCTTCACCTGCACGGTGGCGCGGGGGCGGAGGTTGTCCAGGCCGACGTTGCGGCTGAACGCGGAGACCAAGGCCAGCCGGTTGGCAGCCACGGTGATCACGGCGTCGGCGAGGTAGTCGACCACGAGGCCCGAGGCGAACGTATTGGCGTTCTGCGGGGCGTGGATCGCGCTCTGGCGCAGCAGCTCGCTGTGGTTCTGGATCAGCCACGAGCGGCGATCAGCACCGGCCTGCAGCTTCTTGTGAGCCTCGAGCAGCGGGTTGCCGAGGTTCTCGATGCGGGCCGGGGCGATGGGCTCCGGGGCCGGGGCGGCGGTAGGGGCCTTGGCGCTGATGGCAGCGGCAACGGCCTTGGCGACGATGCTCTCGATGGACGAGGCATCCAAAGTAGCGGTCGGCGCAGTAGGAGCGGCCGCCACCACGGTGTTGGAATCAGTCATTTTGTGTGGTGTCTGCTGTGATGTCGGCGCGGTTGTCGCGCCATCTGCGGCAGCGGAAGTGCTGGCCGTAGAAATCTTGTCGTCGATGGATTCTTCCTCCTGTTGCTCCTCGTCCTCGAGCTGGGCGTAAAGGGCCCGGAACCAGTCACGGCCCGCGGCACCGCCCCAGAGGTTTGCGGCCACGTCGGCCGGGCTGTCGGCCTCGGCCTCGAGGAAGCGCTCATTGCGGGCCCACCAGGCATTGGCCTTGCGGATCTTGGCCTCGGATGGTGCCTCGCCAGCCTTCAGAGCATAGGCCTCCCGGATGGTGACATCCTCAAGACCTTCGCCACCGAGTCCTTGCTCGACCTGCTTGATGCCCTTGTCCAAAGCGGATCTGACAGCCGGAGGCGCCGTCTTGGTCACCGCTCGCGGATGCCAACAGGCAGCCATGGCCAGCATCTCGGTCATGCTGTCAGCAAGGCCGAAAGCCACGGCTTCCTGCGCGGTGAACCATGTCTCGGCCGTCATGGCCGCGCGGATCTGCGCCACCGGCTTTCCGGTGCGCTTGGAATAGATGCCAGCCAGAACCTCGGCGTGCTGATCCAAGGCCGCGGCCATCTTGCGCATATCGTCGGCCGTACCGGCAACCATGCCGGACGGGTCGTGAATCATAAACAGCGCCGCGTCGGCGATCTCCACGGTGTCGCCGGCCAGAGCAATGATCGAAGCGATTGATGCCGCGATGCCGACCACCCGGGTTGTCACCTGAGCATTCCGGCCGCGCAGCATATTGTAGATGGCCAGACCGTCCCAGACGTTGCCGCCGGGGCTGTTGATCTCGACCACCAAGGGCCCGGTGCCCACAGACTGCAGAGCATCGGAGAACGCCTTGGCCGAAACACCAGAGCCACCGAACCAGTCCTCGCCGATCTGGTCGAAGATCTGGATCATGGCGGGCTCAGTCGCCGCCGCTCGGGGCTGGTAGGAAAGCCAGTTGGTGACCTTGGTCATGTCGTCTTCGATCTAGGTTTCCGCTTTTTCGGCGCCTTGGCAATAACCTGCTGACTAGGTTCAGCCGGGATTTCTTCAGGCATGGCGCCGGTGGGCTCGACCTCGGGCGTCGGCTCGGCCGGTTCAGGCGCGATTGGTAGCTTTTGGGCGGTCGAGATCTCGGAGACGTCGATGCCGTACTTCAGGGCCAGATCGCGGATGTGCTTGGCCTGCTGTGCCTTGGCCTCGAGGGCCGAGCGCCAGTCGATGCCGCGGGCGCCGTAGATCTCGTCGTAGGTCGTCACGCCGGCCTCCAGCTCGGCGAGCTGGGCGGCCGAGTTGCGGCCGACGTCGACATTGGGGGCCCTGGGCGCCTGAATCGCCACCTCGTACCAGTCATCCGGCGAATCCTGCAGGCTGGGGTCCACCCGGATGGCGTACTCCATGACGTATTCCCAGATCCGACGGGCGGCCGAGGCCATCACCTGATGCCGGCTGCGGAACCAGACCGATGACATATCGAGGGCCCCGCGGTACACGGTGCCCTGCATTCCCTCGGGAAAAACCAGAACGTAGGGGATGCCAACACCGGCACACACCTTCTCGGTGAGCTGGCGCCAGTATTCCCGCATATTCACGTTTGGGCGGTCGGCTTGAAACTGCTCGAACTCGTCGCCGCTCTTGAGAACCTTGACGGTCGAACCGAAAACATTCTCGTAGTAAGTCTGTGCCGTGCCCTGTGAACCAGCCACACCGGAGCGCAGACTGGTGGCCTGCACCTCGCCGGATGCCGTCTTGATAACCTGAGCCACGCTCGAGGCGAGCTTGCAGCTTTCCATCTCGAGCTTCTGTAGGTCGTCGAGATCGTGCAGGTCGTTGATCACGCACGCCACGAACGGCAGGCCGCGGAGCTGGCCGGCACGCTGGGCCTCGTAGATGTGAATGATCGAGTCCGACGAGATCGACCGGATGTCCTGGAGCTGCCCCTGCTGCGATTCCTGCCCGATGTAGTAGGACAAGGCCCGGCCGGTCTTGGTGTCAAACCGGACGCCATCAAACACGTCGACGTCGTTCTCCTTGCCATTCGGAGTGGCCACCTGCTGCGGCTCAATGAGCTGCAGCCGGGGGCGCCCGGAGTCGCCCTTGGTCAATAGGATAAAGGATTCGCCATCGTAGAACCACCCACGGGCAGCCAACGACATCAGGGTGCCGAACGATTGCCGGCTGCCGATGTCCGGGTAACGGGACCAGGTATCCCACCAGCGCTTCGCCCGGAGGTTCCAGTCGGGGTCAGAGCTGGCCGGCTGCACCGAGAAATTGCTGCCGACGGTGTAGTTCTCGAACAGGTCACCGAGGCGGTTCATCACCGCGTTATTCTGCTCGAAGAACCGGCTTTTCCGCACGATCTGCTGCCGGGTCGAGGCCGTGACATCGAACCGCACCGAGGTGTAGGACGTATCGAGGAACGAACGGCGGATTGAATTGGCCGCACCCTCGTAACGATCAACGGGCTGTGACCTGAGCCTTTGCAGGATGTTGGCGAAGATTCCCATCAGGTGATTCCCGTTCTAAAGGTGCCTTCGCGTCGGAAGTTCGAGAAGTCACCGCCGTAGGACGTGGCCGCAATCAGCACCACGGTCATCAGCTTGTTGTAGATCTGGGCGTCGGTCGGGTTGGCAATGCCGTCCTGGCCGAGGTAATACACGGCCAGATCGTAGTCGTTCAGCAGGCTTTCCCACATCTCGACCATCTCAGAAGGCGTCGGGCCGCCCTTGCCGGGCTCGGCGAACTCGACCGACACATCCGAGGATGACGTCGATCGGACAATCTGGCCGGACTCAATGACCGAGGATGCCGCGATGGACTTGGCCGACAGGGCAGCCAGAAGCGTCGAACCTCCGAGGGCCGAATAGACGGCCCGCAGGTAGGAGCGCTTGATGGCAACGGTGAACGTGAACACCCGGCGGGAGAATGCATCTTTCGGGTGCCGGTGCAATAGGTTAGCAGGACATTATGCTTCGGAAGTCTGCACCAGGTCATTCCACAGCATCACCATGGCTAGCTGCATGATCTCGCAGTCATGCAGGTGATCCGGCCACTTCTGGTTGCGCTTGGTCCAGACGTGCTTGATCCGGCCCGCTCGGTTGGCCACCGGCCGGAGCTGATGGCTGTCGAGATGGCGCCAATACAGCTCATGATCGGCCAGGTAGGCGCCTTCTGCCTCGAGCACAGGAGGCGTCGGGCAGACGCCCCACTCCCGGTCGATGTCGCCCTTGCGTAGGCGGGAAAGCATATCGCGCAGGTGCTCGGTATCGAACACCAGGAGCGGCTGCACCACGTCGGTGCGCATCGAGGATGACGTCGACAATCCGAACGGATGCACTGTGCCGCTCTGGGCCGTAAACCGGGCGCCGGTCTCCCGGCCCTTCAACGGCAACCACCCGATGATCATGGGCTTGCGCAGGCCGCCTTCGGGCGGGTATCGGAGGCCGCACGGGTAGGTTATCGGGTTGGACGTGATCGTCGAATAGGCACCGCAGGCATCGTACACCGCCTGTGTGTTGAACCCTGAGTCGATGCCGACATCCATGTCGTGCACCTCGAGCGCGATCTGCACCCGACGGAGGGCCGCGAAGTCGTCGGCATGGCCCGCGGCGATCAGCGTGGAGTTGCCGTCCTTCCATTCCCGGCATACCCACCACAGGAACGGCGCCACGGCCTGCACGTCGGCCGTCAGATACCGGCGGCCGCCGTCGAGCTTAACCTCGACCGATGTCTCCGGGCGCTCCTGCTGCACGTCCTGCTGCTCCCAGGGCTCGGCCAGATTTCCATTGATGAAGCCCTGGAGACCACCCATCGACTGCTTGGCCTCGATGAAAGCCACGGCGAGGTGGCCCCAGGTGCATTTCCGGTCGGGGCTGTAGAGACTGGAAAGATGGTAGGAGCGCACGCCGGGTAGCGCCCCGGGATTCTCCGGGATCCACCGACCATGGCGCAGCGCTGCCACCTTGTGGGCATCGGTGATCTTGCCCTGGCAGAGCTGGCAGACGTAATGGGCCGAGGCCCGGATCTTCGACAGGTCGTGCTTGCCGTCCTCGGTTTTGTGGTCCTCCCAGGTCACCTGGCGCCACTCCAGTCGGATGTATTCCTTGCAATGCGGGCACGGGAGGTAGAACCGACGCTGGTCGCCGCGGAGGAAGCGCTGCCAGATCCGCCCCTCGACCACGGTGGGCGTCGAGGTCATGAAGGCCTTTGACGATGAGAACGATTTGAGACGCTGCTCGGCCAGGTCGAGTGCGTCGGCTTCCTTGGCCGTGGCCTCGGCGAACTTGTCCACCTCGTCGGCGATCAGCACCCGAACCGGGCGGCTCGCCAGGTTGGCCGGGCTGTTGGACCCCACAAAGGTCAGCGTCGACCGAGTGAAGTTCTGCTCGAGGTTGGTGATCTTGTCGGCCTCGGCCGGGAAGCATTCGATCATGGCAGGGCTGTCCTCGAGCATCGGGAGCCACCTAGATTTTGAGAAGGAACGGGCGAGGTTCTCGGTCGGCATCAGCCACAACGCCGGGCTCGGCTCGTTGGCAATCAGCCAGGCCAGGCCGGCCATCAGGGTGGTCGTCTTGGATGTCTGAGATCCCCAGCAGAGCGTCACCTCGGAGACGCTGGTATCCTTCCAGCATTCCATCGGCTCACGGGTGTACGGCCGGACCGAGGTGCTGAATGGGCCCGGGTGCTCGGTCTGCCTGGCGGTCAACCGGAGGTTGGCCTCGGACCATTCGACGACGGTCTGCACCGGGGTCGGCTTGTAGAGGTTCCGGCGGTAGTCGAGCAGATTGCGCTGCAGGTCGGTCAGGCTTTCCATGGGTCGGTGTTGTGAAGGGTTTTCAGCGCCACCTCTTGCACCCAGCGGGAGAGCTCGCGCTCGGCGTGCTCCGGGTCGTGCGGTGCGATACGGCCGGAGAGCTGTTTCGGCATTGCCTTCAGCAGGGATGCCACGGCGCCGTCGTGCTCCTGCATGACCTTGCGCACCCAGTCGCCGGAGACCAGGCGCCGTTCCTTCTCGGCCTGGGCAATCACCTCGTCACGGGATGACGTCAGGTTCTTTGCCGCGGTGGCGTGGATGGCCACCAGTCGGGCTGCGTCGGCCCGGCGGCCGCGGAGGGCTTGGACGGCAAGATCATAGGCCGCACGCTCAATCTCCTTCTGCCTTTCGTAGGCGCCCTGCGGCGAGTCGGTGGCCGCGGTTGCGGTGTCGACAGGCTGCGCGGCTTCCGCGGGCCTGTAGGGGCCTTCCTGCTCGATGGCGGTGTCTTCCTGCTCCGAGGCAGTGGGCGGGGTGTTCCTAGCTCGTGCCCGCACGTTCTTCTGGCGCCAGGCGTCGGCGGCTTCTGCGCTGTCGAGCGGCATCCCGCGGGCGACAAGCTGGGTGACGTAGCCTGATGTCAGGCCCGAGTGCATTCGGTATTCCTTCTGGGTCATGGCTTCAAGGCGTTGCGGATCTCGTCGGGCATCATCGAATCAGGCAGCGTGGCTGCGTACTGCAGCGCCCGGAACACGCCGTCCCGGCGGCTGTCGCGCTCGTTGGGCACGCAATAGGCCACAAGCTGCTCGGGAGGGGTGCCACGTTTCATCAAACGAATGAACCACGCGGTGTTCGCCAGGCCGTACTGGTCGATCAAGAACTTAATGTGTTGTGGCATCTTTTTTATTGTATTGTCGACTTACTCACTCGGGAAGGAAGGGGTCTCGCGTTCACC